AATCCTTGCAAGCACCTGCACTCAGGTGGTCGCTGGTTTCGTTCATCATCCGACGCAGTTGCTGGCGCANATACGCCAGAGAATTATCCGCAACCGCATCAAAATGTTCAACAACCGCGCTACTCACCCATCAGATCCTTGGCAATGTCCACGCCGATCTTAACTCCTTCAATCTCTGTCTTGGAGGCAATCTTACGATTCTCCAATTCATCCCTGGAGTTCTCCGAAGCAATCTTCGCGCCTAACTTAGCCCGGTCAGTGCGCTCCTGTAAGTCCAGCCGATCACGTTCCAACTGATCCTTACTGGCCGCTTTCTGCATATCAAGATTGATCTTCGCCATCTCGGCCTGGGCCTTACTCTGCACTTGTTGTTGTTTAATTTCAAGTTCTTGGCGTTGCATCTGGATAATTGGATCTTCCAATTCTTCCTCTCGTTTCTGCATTTCGGCCTCTTTTTTGTCTTTACCCAGCAACTGTTCCGCCGCAGGAGCCACCAATTGCGACAATCTATACTCAATATCGTCGGCCAATGGCTCATCGGGGGGTGGTAACGGCACCCCAAGCTGTTTTTCGATCTCACGACGGTACTGAAAGGCAATATGTTCGGAAATATGCGCGGCCATCGCCGCTTCAGCCACTTGTGCCATCGGACTTTGGCTCATAAGCTCCAAAACCTTGGGATCTTGCACCAAAGCCATGTGTGTTTGGATGTGTGCCTCGTGATCCTGATAAATAAAGGCTTTAACCGGCTCACCGTTGATGATGTGCATGTTTTCGGTGACCGGATCGCTCGGATTGATGACATCTTCGTCGGGAATGATGTCTTCGGTGTCCCGAATGCCCAAAACCTCCAGCATTTGCCGATGCAGCAACGGTAAATCGTACATTTGCGGTGCCTGGGACGCCAATTGCAGGGCTGCCTGGTACTGCATGATGCGTTGCGCCAGCGTTCCGGCGTTCGGATCGCTCACCGGGATGATATCCACTCGATCATCGAAGTCTTCCAGCGTCAATTCACCGCCAACCAACTCATACGGGTACTCGGTGGGGCCGAAATCGCGCACGATCCCCGACAATATGCGCAATTCCTTACGCATCGAGGCGTGTAAGCGGGCTTGCACCGCGCTCATCACCTTCATGGTGCGTTCTAATATCGCTAACGTGGTGCCAACCGGCGCTTCGGCGTTCATATCCGCCACTTTCACGTCCGCCGCCGAGGCAAACCGGCGTCCTTCCTCGATGATGTCGCCCATCAACTGGTACAAGACGTTGGATGGCTCCTTGTAGGGCAGAAAACTGATGTTGTCGCGGATCACACCGCCCGGAACGTCCACGTCACGGAACTCTCCGGGCATGATCGGGGTGTCATCGCCCTTGATTCGCAGTCCCCGCGCCTTCAGGCCGCCCGGTAAATTGGATAAAGTGCCCGCATCAACGAGTTGCCGCAGCAACGAGGTGGCCGATTTCGCCAACCCACCGATCAGGTGAATCAAGCCAAAGCCGTAAAAGCCCAATCCGGGCATGTACTGGTAATGCACGAAGTGTTCGCGCTTTATTTTCAGCGGGTCGTCTTCGTACCAGTTGCGTCGGATGGATAAAATGATACGCGAGGACTTGTCGATGCTGACCACATAGGGCACCCCGATTTCGGTCGGTTCGCCATCCTGGATGTCTTCAAACCCCGGCAAGTCCAAATCGACCTGAACCTCCAGAATGGTGTGCCGGGAATCCATGTCATAACTGGCTGAATCCCCGGTCAGTTCGCTGTACTTGCGCTCGATCTCGCTGATGTCAGGACTCGGCGCAGGCAAGTCCACGTCCAAGAAAAACCCCGACACCTGCAACTTACGCACTTCGTTCTTGCTGCGCTTCATCACATGGGTGGCACGTTCGCAGGTGGTCAGGTCTGCCGCGCCGTAGCTGACCACGAAATCCTCGGCAGGTACGAACATCGAGCACGGACGCCCCAGGTTCGGGTCAAAATAGACCTTGCGGAACGCCGAGCCTGCCAGCGGCAGCGAGAACAGCATCTTCTCGGTCTCCGAGCGGTATTCGGTCATACGCTCGGTGAGGAGGTAATTCAGGTAATCCTTGACCCGGTTGGCCTGTTCCTGTTTTTCGACCGTCAAAGACCCGACCACGGCGGTCTTGACCGGCCCTGCTGCGGGAAACAATTCCTGAATCGCCTGCGCCTGGAAACGAATCACCGATTCGGTCAGCAGCGGGTGAAACACCCCGCAAGCCCCATCCCAAGGGGTGGTGCGGTCAGCGTGTTTAAGGCCGAGCAGATCCAGCCCGTTGATGTAGGTCTCTTCCCAGTCGCCACGGCTGTCGCGGTCTGACTGGTAAGCGGAAACCAACTCCGAAGCGATCTCGCGCAGTTCGGCTTCATCGATGTATTCGGCCAGGTTGGCGTCGTGTTCGGTGCCATCAGCGACCCCGGCATTGGGATCAAAATCAATAACCATGCCGCCTTCAGGGGTTTCCATTGACACCGATTCAGGGTTGACGATCTCAATCTCCAGATCGGCTTCTGGCTGTGATTGCAGGAAAGGGTTTTGCCCTAACGGGCGTTCGACTGGCATTTATCAGTTTGTCCAGAAATATTGAGTGCGGGCTGCGCCGCTACCACGGGCTACTGTCTTTGTCTTGCCACCCTCTGCCATCTTCTTCGATTTTGCTGCCATGAACTTCTCATAAACTGACTTTTTCTCTTCCGCAAACTTCTTTTCCCTTGCCTCTTTCTCTAATCGTCTAAGCGTTGCCCTAACCTCATTATCCAATTTAGATCTTTTTGGCGTAAAACCGCCCTTCTTATATTTCAACTTGGCCTTTCCGGGCTTTTTCTTGGTGCTGTCGTAATAACTGGGCATTATCTTCTCCTTGAACCTTTGGTTAAACCTTTAATGGCCTTGCCGTCAATACCGCCCCCTTTTGCAAATTTGAGAGGAACTTCTTCTATTGTCCGGGAAGAT